ATCCATGGTAAGGATGAGGTCACCGGTTCGAATCCGGTAGGAAGCTCCATGAGTAAAGCTGATACAGAGCAGGTTCCAACGATTTTGGTTCCTGCTCTTTTTGTATGGATGAGGTCAGTTGCAAACAAATTGCAAACATTCATTTTAGGATCGATCCGATTTTATCTGCAGCTTCTTCTTGAATTCCAGGGGTGATATGCGAATAAACATCAAGCGTGGTTCGAACAGAAGCATGCCCTAAACGTTCGCTAACGATTTTGGAATGGACACCTTCACTCAACATCATAGAAGCATGTGTGTGGCGCAGATCATACATGCGTATTTCTTTCACTTTTTCTTGTTGCACAAGAGGCTGTATGATTCTATACCAAGTTCGTAACACATTCCGATGGCCGACCGGTTTCCCGAGCTTAGTTGCTATCACTAGATTATTATCTTCGTATGATTTGCCGGCTCTCATTTTGTGTTCTTTTTGTTTTGTTCGATGGGCTTTTAAGTGGGATACGGTATCATCGTCTAATGTAATGTAGCGCTTCCCTATAGAGGTTTTAGGAGACTTAAAGTGCATTTGCCGAGTGAGAGAGCGTGTTACATGCAGCGTCTTCTTCTCAGGATGAATGTCAGACCACTTCAATCCCAGTATTTCACCTGGACGCATACCAGTAGAAAGCGCTAAGTGAAAGAAAATATAAAGCTCCTCATTTTTTGCTCTCTCAAGAAACAACTTCGCTTCTTCTCTCGTCCAAAAACTCATCTCCTTCTCCCCTTTCTTTGGATTGTCCAGCTTATCCACGATATTAACTGCAATCATGTCGGTCTTGTAAGCGTATTTGAGGGCTGCCTTCAATACACTGTAAGCTTTGTGGATACTTGTCTTTGATAAGTTCTTCTTCTCCAGCTCTCCCATCATTCTTTGAACATGCATGGCTCTAAGTTTGGATAGAGGTATCTGCCCAATGGAAGGAATAATATGATTTTGAACCTGCCGGCAGTATGAATCATACGTGTTCGAAGAAAGGTCAGATTGTCGTATTTTCAGCCATTCATTTAAAAATTCAGACACTGTTGCTTTGGTAGGTTCTATGAATGACCCTTCCTGTAGTTTGGCGACGATTCCGGGCAGGTCTTTTTCTGCGTCTGTTTTATTGGAATACCCGGAGAACCATTTCTGCTTCCGCTTCCCTCTATCATCATAGCCGACATCAACGACAATGGCGTATTTATTTCCGCGCTTACGTATATGCCCTCTCATCGTTATCCCTCCTTAACATTGCTATTCTCCAAGAGCCCTTGCTAACACATCAAGGCAACGTTGGTAATTCAATTTCTGCGAACTCCTCCAGGTCGTCGCACAACAGGATAAAGTAATCGACTTCATATAGGTTATCCGGATCCAGCTTGTGCTGCTTCAATCTTCCTTGAATCAAATCAGTGTTGATCCCAAAGCTATTATCCTCAAACGGATCCTGTACCAGCTCACTCAAACTGACAGATAGAGCACTAAAGTCATCGTGAAAGTCTTCCGGGTAAAACCGTTCAATCGGCTGGTCGGTAGAATAATAGAGCGTATTGCTTTCTCCCTCGGCTACACCAGCTTCAACAATCACCCATTTCGCCTGCAACTCACCGTCGATATCTTCAAAATATACGTTCATGATCGATTACCTCCTGACCGGTTTGACTCTTTAGCTGGTTCATCACACGCCATGTTTCGATCGACCATCTATCCGGGTTATAAGACCGCGATTTTAATGTCTTCTTACTTTCGTGATTCTCAGTAGGCATGTAATTATACCGGCTGTTCCGTTTCAGCTGTTCCACCCGGCTTTCTACAATATGAACAGGCATTCTGAACAGTTCAGCAATTACACTTATGTCTTTGGTAAGGTGCGGCTCCATAATGTATCGGGGCATGGACGCGTAAAGAGCAAACTGATAAGCCTTATTCTCGAGGTATTCGCGGAACATGATAGGCATGGTGCGTTGATCGCCAACATGTTTCAGAACATGCCCTAACTCGTGAAAGAAATCTAATCGCTGCTTAGGAAGAGGTTGGTTATGCTGAAGCATGATCAGACCGTACATTTCGTCAGTAAAACTCTTGGAACCCTGACTGCTGTACATTACATCGACGTTAAATTGGCAGCCAAGGTTCTCGATACTCAAATCATCGAGAGAAGTAATCCCTCGCTCTTCATATTCGTGTTGGATCCACTGTTCCAGCTCTGTTTGAATCATAGACTCACCCCTTGCAGAAGTTAAAGAACAATTGTTCTAGGAATATATGTTCTATTTTATGGTAAAAAGAAATGCCCGTAAAGGCAAAATGGGCAATTCAAACTATAATGTGCGTGCTATAATGAAATTACCGTGCGCGGAAGCTCTAGTTTCTTCTCCGATTCCGTTAGACAATCCGAGTACAGTGTCGTTAAGTTTGTTCATGTTATTATCAACTCCGAAATCAAACAGACTAGAGAATGATCTATTAACGTCAGGAATTCCAAGCGTCATTTCCGCGCCAATCATTTTGTTACCGCACGGGCTTTTTATCCCGTGCTTCTTTGTGTTTCCACAAAGGCCAGCATATCTTTTCATCCCAGTAGGATGCCGGACGCTCGTGGGCAGATTATTGGTTCCCCTTCCTCACTGCCTATGCGTTGCACCTTCTGGAGTACGAAACAAGTTCCCCCAGCTTGGCTCATGGTTGCCCTATCCCAGACGTAGGCTTCCCTTGAATTCATCCGGTTGTCACCTGCAGATTGCTCCACAGGGCGGCAATTATTCTTTATCTTTCTCCCGCTGCTCCAACCACTGCTGCTTTCTCTTCCTGTATATACGAAGTTCTTCTTCCAGGTGTTCCTGCTCGTCCTCGGAAATTTCCCCGCCGTAGAAAAAGATACTGGGTTGTTCTGGCGTAGGATCGTCGGTGCGGCCGAGGAGGTAATCCGCTGAAACCTCATATAGATCAGCGAACTTACTAATTAAATCCGGATCTGGATTAGAATGTCCGTTTTCATACCTCGACAACTGATAGTTAGTTATATCAAATTTTTTAGCAGCTTCTTTTTGATTAAGATTAGCTGCCTCTCTTGATTTTCGTAGCCGTTTAGGCCATACATTTTCCATTATGAGTGCCTCCACTACTTATTCCTCCCTCTATAATACCAAGTTTGCACATAAAGCAAAAACTAATTGCGAAAATCGCTATTTTATTGTTGACTTTGCAAAAATCGCGATATATAATGAACTTAATCAATTGCAATTAATGCAACAGAAAGGAGCGGAAACATGGAAACAGTGAAGCTTGATAAAATCAAGCACCTCAGAAAAGAAAGAAAGTTATCTCAAAGCGATATGGCTGGTATATTAGGCTTCAATACACTATATCCTTATCACCGAAAAGAAAGCGGTGAGCAAGCTTTCACTGCTGATGAATTGCATAAGATAGCAAAACATTTCGGTTACAATTTGGAATATTTTTTTGAAGATTCTGTTGCAAAAAACGCAACAAAATCCACATCAGCTTAAAGGAGAGAGACCATGCTTAATTTATCAGGAACGGAATGGAGCATCTTGGCTCTTTTCGCCGTCGTTTTTCTCGTCGCTGTGACGACAGTGCATTTCAATATTTAAAGGAGGTGAGCACATGAACAAAAATCAAAAAGTGACCAGTAATGGCTGCACCAATTGTGGGAGAGCATGGGACGGTTATCTAAGATTTTGTGGAGTCTGCGGGAATCGGCTAATCCCCACAGACCAACTTGAATTTTACTTTCCAGGTCGTAAATTCGTGAAAGTCGACTGATCACCAGCCTTGAGAACGTTTGTCCCACCACTTTTGAGACTGAGACAGATCTAGAACGTTTTGAATTCTGGTGATGTCTGTTAAAGAGTTGTCAATTTTCCCATTGGTGTTGTCTAAATTAATTTCTTTAAGGGACTCGCTGAATAGATCAACACTAGCTTGCCCATCAATTAATCGAAAAGATAAATCACCAGCTCTTTTATAGACGCCGTTTTCATCAGGAATGAGCATTTCAACCATTTTGTTTGAGACATTCACAGCTAGCAAAAAACCGTTAGGTAAGTCGATTATATAGGTTCCTATTTTACCGTGGTTTTCAGGGAATCGATACCATTTCCCTGATACAGCCTCAACAAGAACACTGCCATCTTCAAAATCAGCCATAAAAACACCTCCTTTCTAGCACTAGTTTACTAGAAAAGGAAGAAAATCACACTAACTCAGGAATTCACGGCCAGCTGAGCTCAAGCCAACAACTCGATCGTGCTTCATCTGCAGCAGACCTGACTCTGCGATTCGGTCGATATGTACATCAATGGTTGCCGAGTCTTCGTCAGGCAAGTAGATCTGAGTCACTTCGGTTAGATCGAAACTAAGCAGTCCGTCAGCAACAGCGTCAACGAGAAGTAGAAGTTCACGGGTCAATTCACGATTCATCAAATCATCCTTTCAAGGGAGGTAAGAAAATGAGCAACTTAATCACTTTTCAATTCGGTGGGCAGCAGGTACGAACAGAAACGATTGACGGAGACCCGTATTTTCTATTGAAAGATGTTTGCGAAATCTTAGAACTTGGTCAAGTCGCCGGCGTAAAAAGACGTTTGGATAAGGACGTGATTTCAAATCACCCCCTTGAAACGTCCGGCGGAATGCAGGATGCAACCTTTATCAATGAGAGCGGCTTATACGATGTGATTATGGATAGCCGCAAGCCGGAAGCTAAACAGTTCCGAAAATGGGTGACAGATGAAGTCATTCCGTCCATCAGAAAACACGGCGCGTATATGACGCCGGAAAAAATCGAAGAGACGCTGATGAATCCAGATACCATCATTCAGCTGGCGACCAATTTGAAAGACGAACAGCAGAAACGGCAGGCAGCCGAACAGCAACTTCAACTGGATAAGCCCTATTCAACCTTCGGGAAGGCAGTCTCTAATTCAAACGCAGCTATTAACGTTGGAGCTTTCGCCAAAATGATTTATGAGAACCACGGTTTGCGAATCGGTCGTAATAAATTGTTCGCTTGGCTGAGAGAGCAGGGATATCTGATCAAACACGGCCGCGAACGGAATAATCCGAAACAAAAGTACATTGAGCAGGGGCTCTTTGATACCAGCGTTACCTTAATCAGTCGCACGGAAGGCGATGTGGAAAGCGTGACTACATTGGTGACCGGAAAAGGCCAAGTCAACCTAATGAAAAAGCTGCTTAGCGAATACACGGAGGTGACAGAATGACCATCGAGGACACCATCAAGCAAGCCGTTGAAGAAGCAATTCAACCGTTGGCGCAGCGCATCGATAGATTAGAGAAAGGTGATAGCAACCTTCCCGTGCTTCTAACGAAACAAGAATTGAAGGAAGTGCTCGGAATCGGAAATACGAAAGCGAGCGAACTGTTGAACCGACCCGACTTTCCAGTCATTCGGGAGTTCGGAAACCCCAAAGTTCCGCGTGATCAGTTACTGAAATGGATTGACGAACACACCGAATGGGTCGAAGAAAATGAAATTGAATTCGATCCTTGGGACAACGTGTCATAAGGACAAACTACATTAACAGTCACAACCAAAACAGTAGAACTATGGTAAAGGAGGAGCAATCAAATGAAAACAGGTGAAGTTGTAGCTCAGGCAAGGAAAGAGAGGGATTTATCACAGCAGGAACTTTCAGAATTACTCAATGTATCCCGCGAATCTGTGAGCCAATATGAGACGGGCCGCGGAACCATTCCGGAGGACTTGAGAACTGCAACAGTCAAAGCACTGGATGATCCTCAAGTAACCATCGCCATGTGGGCGGAGTCGACCGGAGGTGTGTCGGTACCATATCTGGACGGGCCGATGATCGATCACCACCCGGCTGCACTTATGGATCTAGCGAAAAAGGAGCTGCACGAGGCTGAGGCTAGTTTAGAAGATGTTCCGACAACAAAACCTCTATCCATGTTTACGGACGAAGATGTGAAGATGGTCAGAAAGTCGAACAAGGAACTGCTCGATGCCGCGGCCGTCATTCTTACGCAAGTCGCAGACAACTGTAAGCTGCTCAGAAAGTCGTTTTCCAGAGAAATTAAGGAATGGATCACAACCTTAATCGCTCGTAAATACATCACGCGGAGGAATGTTTAATGCTCATAACCGATATTCAAACGTTCATGGATAAACTGGACGAGCTGCCAAGGCGACTTCAGAAGCGAGTGGAAGACGAATGGAAGCCAGTAGATGGATTTAATGGGGCAGATATTCAGCAAAGTGGGGATTACACATCGGTAACGCTAGTCACTCTGGATTGGGTAATCGATATCTCGGCATTGAAAGACGATGGCTTTGTGTCATCGAAATCATTCAGGAAGGTCGATATCATTCATCATTACGATCTAATTATGAAAATCAGGGAGGAATTGAAAAATGAGAACACATAACAAAATCAGTCACGAACTTTTGGACTATGTAGCAGACGCGGACGCTCACACAAAGCTTTCAGACGTAGCGTATTCCACGGACTTAAGAGAAATCGTTAAAGTCGGCCACATGATCGATCGTCACAAAGAAAAAGCACCAGCAGCGGGAACTGCTAGCGCTTAAGATAGGGATTCATTACTGATTTAATCATACCACTTAGGTTGATAAGCAGGCAAGCCGGTTTCCGGTTTGCCGCCGGGCCCATGACGATGGATATCCCTTCTGTACACTATCCATTCCCCTCTGCCCAGTCATGGGCTCGGCGGTGCACCGGCGCCAGAAAGGACGGTGAAGCAATTGTACTTGAACTTTTACAACGATCCGAAAGCAGTAGGAGGTTGGCTGGCATCGATCATCAACCCCAATGGTGACTGCATCGGCTTTGTTAAAGAATCGGGCGAAATGATCTTCGACTGGTAAAGGAACGATATAAGGTTTCGCGGGGTCGTTTTGTAGAGCCTTTCCGGCCCCGATTTTCGAAAGGAGAGTGAAGACAATGCAGGTAGAAAATCCAATGGTTCTGCCGAGTGGCTATCTGGACCGAGACGATCCGGAAATATTGGGCGAATGTGAAGGCTGCGGCCGTGAAATTGCAGACTATGAGGAAGCATTGGAGTTTGAACAGGACGTGCTATTGCATGACGACGTGGAATGCCTGGCTGATTACATCCGGCAGCATGCTATGAAAGTGGGGTGGAGGAATTGATCACAAAAAGTGATATTACATTCTACATCATTCAGCACATTAATGTTCTTGGAATGGAGAAAGGCGTCGAACAGGTAGCGAATCGACTGGCTTTTAACAAAGATTCTGTCCGAGATATTTATCGAAATAGAAAAGCCGACCAGATGGCGGTCTGATCGGCACATTAAGAAAAGTCATTTGACTCTATTGTATGTGAACGAAGCTAATTACACAAGTAGGAGGAGCAGTAAATGAATAAAAAACGATTTGATCAGGTGAGCGATGGTGCTCTCAACGATCTGAAAGAGTTGATGCGCGATGCTGATGTTATTGGGGCGTCTTTGGATGCAACGGCAGAACCAAGGCCGAAGCTACAACTGCAGGTATATGATGTATCTTCTTTCATGGAAATAGCAGGCGATCAATGGGGAGTGGAAAATCGTGAAGAGTTCCAATTTCCCTACGAACTGTTCTTTTTGAGCGGAGATATCAAAGTCATTTGCCTACTCTCCAAAAACCAATATCAAGCATTACCAAAGAAAGAGGAGGTCCAAGCATGAGCGAACTAGCTGCACAATATGACAACCAACCACAAATGCAAAACGGAGGTACGATGGCACAAGCCTCATCCTCCCGTGAAATGGAAGAAGTCAAAGGGCAGATATTTATGGCGAAACAGTTTCCCCGCAACGTGTTCCAGTCGGAGCAACGGATTCTTGATAACTGCAAACGTACAGGATTGGCTAAGGATGCCGTCTACCAATATCCGAGGGGCGGAACGAAAGTAGAAGGTCCTTCCATCCGACTGGCCGAGGTTCTGGCACAGAATTGGGGCAATCTTTCCTTCGGCGTCAAAGAACTGGAACAGCGAGAAGGGGAGTCTGTGGCTTTGGCTTATGCCTGGGACTTAGAAACGAACGTCCGGCAGGAGAAAACATTTACCGTTAAGCATTCCTTGAAGGCAAACGGCAACATCAAAAAGTTAACAGATCCAAGGGACATTTACGAGAAGGTTGCCAATGACGGATCCAGAAGAGTCAGAGCCTGCATTCTCGGTATCATTCCCGGCGATGTTGTAGAAAAAGCTGTGGAGCAATGCTCCGAGACGCTTAGAAACGGCAACTCCAAGCCACTCAAAGAACGTATCAGTGAAATGCTCAAGGCTTTTCAAAAATACAAAGTGACGCAGGCAGAAATTGAGGCTCAGCTCGGCTACAACACAGACGCTTTCACTGAATACGACATCGTGGAGTTAGGGAAAATCTATAACTCTCTCAAAGACGGGATGTCCAAGAAAGAAGACTGGTTTAAAAAAGAAGCTGCGCAGAAGCAGGAAACAGGTTTAGATCAGGCTTATCAACAAGCGGATGACCAAAAGGACAAGACAGAAGAAAAAGCTGACACAAAGGACGGGGAAGCTCCTGAAACGGAACACAAGCAGACAAGCTCCAATAAGAGCAAAGAGAAAGAAAAAGAGGCGGTGACAGCGGATGGCGATGACGGAACAAGCGCTGAATTTACAGCAGACGAACTACCATTCGACTGACGCCGATCAACAATATATGTCCGTCTCTCAGTTCAAAAATTGGTTGGACTGCGAGGCAAGAACGCTGGCAGAGATCAAAGGGGACTACGTTCCCCCGATCTCTACGCCACTCATTGTCGGTACTTATGTCCATGCAGCCTTTGAAAATCAGGAAACCTTCCGCAGCATTGAAGAGCAGTATTCAGACATGATTTTTAAGAAAAACGGAAGTAAGTATGCGGACTTCGAAACAGCTGACCGGATGATCGATACCATCAAGCAGGATGATTTTGCGATGTTTGCCATGGATGGGGAAAAAGAGAAGATATACACCGCCGATTTATTCGGTGTACCGTGGAAGATTAAAGTTGACTCAATCAACCATGACCGAAAAAGTTTCACCGATTTAAAAACCACACAGGACTTATACAAGCGGTACTGGAGCAAGAAGTATGAAGGCTTTACCTCGTTTGTTGAAGCGTGGGATTACGTGCTGCAGATGGCGATTTATCGAGAGGTTATCGCCAAGAATACAGGAGAGGCATACACGCCTTACATTGTGGCTGCTACGAAAGAGAGCCCATCAAACAAAGCAGTGCTACATTTTGAGCCTTCACGCTTTGATTTTGAACTGGAATACACCGAGGCGCAATTAGAACACATCATGAACGTGAAGAACGAAGAGGTACCACCTCGACGATGTGAACAGTGCTCCTATTGCCGCAGCACGAAAAAGCTTACGAACACAATGGAAATTGGGGATTTGATCTACTGATGCAATACAGAATACCGATCCCCGGCTCCTATGTGGGTCTGACAAAAGATTGTGAGGACCGGGGTCGGCTCTTTAAACAGTATGTGCAGGGTTACATTAATAAAACCTACCCGGAAATGAAGCTACTAAAAATCGAAGGCATGACAGCGATATGCGAAAAGAAAAACAGCCTTGCTGACTGAGGGAGGGGGTAGGCATTGCAAGGATGTAATTGTCAACTGAAATTTCAGCCATATGTTCATCCAATTTTCAGCCAAAGATGAATCGCTTCACCTTTACATACAATAGGAAAAACAATAG